GTCCCCGTACTTCTTCCATGCCGCCGCGCGAAAACTCCAGGATGCAGTTCGCCGAGGCCGTCGTCGACGCCGATGGCTGCACGTGGCTCACGTCCGTGAACCCGTACCGCTACCGCCACTTCGACGACAACGAGCAGTACCCGGTCAAGGACGGTGACACGCTCCAGCGGATCGCGTGGAAGAAGTACGGGGACGCGATGCTCTACTGGGTCATCGCGGACTTCCAGCCGGAGCCCATCCACGACCCGACGCTGGTGCTCGAGGCCGGGAGCATCCTGATCCTGCCGAGCAAGCGCACGGTGTTCGAGGAAATCCTGAGCGAGAGCCGGCGCGACTCCGCGACGGCGTGACCCCCGGTTCTGAACCGGCAGCACCTCCGGGCCTACCCTCGGAGTCGTGCCCAATCGCGACGGCCCCTGCATCTACGTGAAGGTGGTGAAGCCCGGCAAGGCGGCCGAGCGCGTAGACCAGAGCCACCGGATCCTCTCGTTCGAGTTCCAGGATCTGGAGTCGAAGGCCGACAAACTCACGCTTGAGATCGACAACTCCGACCTGTCCGAGTTCGACTCGCCGATCTTCCGCAAGGGCTACGTGCTGGAGGTGAGCTGGGGCTACGAGAACCAGATGGCACCCGTGCGGTCGTGCGTGATCCAGAAGGTGCACGGGTTCCAGAAGCTCAAGATCGAGGCCTACGCCAAGTCGATCCTGATGAACAAGGTCCGCAGGGCCCGGAGGTTCGCGGGGCTCAAGCGGTCGCAGGTAGTGAAGCAGATCGCCGAGGAGTACGGCTTCGGCACCCAGGCCGAGCAGTTCATCGAGGACAGCAAGCAGACGCTCGAGACCATCTCGCAGGCAGGGGTCACGGACGCGCAGTTCGTCGCCCGGCTCGCACGACTCGAGGGGTTCGTCTTCTTCATCGACTTCGACGGCTTCCACTTCCACAAGCGGGACCTGAAGCAGAAGCCCCGCCGCGTGCTGCACTGGTTCAGCGACCCGGGCCGGGGCGACGTGCTCTCGGTCGACATCGAGAACGACATCTCGGCTCTCGCGGGTGGCGTGACCGTCAAGACGCGCGACCCTCTCAAGCGCGCCGACATCTCGGCCACCGCCGGGAACTCCGAGACCAAACGGGACACCGTGGCGCCGGCCCTGGAGGTGACGGTCGACCCTCGGACCAAGGCCATCAACAAGAACTCGTCCTGCTCTCAGACGCCGGCTGCGAACGAGGTGTTGATGTGCCCGGCGCCCGACGTGGCGGTCGCGAAGCGCCTGGCCGATGGTGCCTACCGCGGGGCGGCCCAGCAGGTGGTGAAGCTCAAGGCTAGCATCATCGGGGACCCGCGGATGCTGGCGAAGACCATTGTCGAGTGGAGGGGTCTCGGCAAGCGGCTGTCTGGGAACTACTACATGAAGTCCGTGACGCACAAGATCGACGGCGGCGGCTACACCTGCGCGCTCGAGTGTCGACGCGACGGCCACAGCGAGGTGGGCGCTCCCAAGAGCGCGGGCAAGGTCAACACCCAGAAGGCGGCGGAGAGCGGGGGGCCGGAGGCGTTGGTGGCGACCGCGGACGCCAGGTCCAAGGCTGTGACCTACCACGGAACCGGCCGCGAGGACCCGGTGGCGATGGAATCGAGGCAGGACTGATGGCGGACGACGCGCCGTACTGGAAGTACATGGTCCCCTGGAACTGCGAGTGCGTCGCGAACGACGACCCGCAGCGCCTCGGGCGCGTCCAGGTCACGCTTCCGGGGTTGCTCGAGCCCAGTGGTTGGGTGCTGCCACGCGGGTTCGGAGGTGTGCACTACGACGTCCCGCGGACGCGGGCCAACTATAAGGCCATGACCCCGTCACAGGATCGTCCGGGAGACGAGGTCGAGATCGTGTTCATCGGCGGCGACTGCGACCAACCGCGGTACATGCGCGCGCACGGGGGTATCCCCGATGGCGTGGTGCCCGAGGTCCCGGAGCCGGTGAAGACGATGGAGCCGAAGGACGCGCCGCTCGTGAAGGCGCACCAGTTCGGAAACTGGCTCATCGTCTGCGACGACCGGCCGGATACGAAGGGCATGCGGGTCACCGACATCCACACGGGCGAGCCCTTCCTCGAGTACGACGCGATGAAGATGGCGGCTCGGATCAAGGCGGTGTCCGGGCTCTCTCTCGATTCCGACGGAGCGGTCACCGTCAACGGACTCGTCGTGACCATCAACGGCCGGCGCGTCATGGTGAGCGGGGACGCGATATGAGCACCCCGACGATCCCCTGCACCAGCATGAGCGTCTGCCCCGATGGGCTATGCCTCAATTTGCCGGGAGGCGCAGCCGTCTGTTTGTCCTACCCGAGCTCGGGTCTCGCGAGTGCTGTGGCCGGGGCCAAGATGCTCCTGGCCCAAGCGAACGTCGCCCTGGCACCGCTGATGCCGTTCTTCGACATCATGGACTGCCTCAACAAGGCCATGCTCATCATCGCCGACCCGACTGACTTTCTGGCCGCGGTCGCCAAGGTGATGGCGATGTACCCGCCGGCCACCGTGCCGCTGATGGTGGCGAACGCGCTCGACATCCTGATCACGTACCTCAGCGGCCTCTACGCGCAGCTCCAGGCGTTCGTGCTGCAGATGGAAGCCATCGCCGCGGCAGCCACCAAAGCGACCGCGCTCGGCTGCCCTGCTCTCGCTCTTCAGGTCGACTGCGCGACCGGCCAGATGGCCTTGCAGATGGCCAGCATCTCGAGCGGCGTGGCGCCCCTGAACGCGCTCGTGAACACCATCAACATCCTGCTCGGGCTCGTGCCCGGAGCGCCCACCATTCCCTCATTCTCGGATCTCGGTCCGGACCCCGAGGCCGCGCTGGCGCCTCTGCACGACGTCATCGTTGCGCTTCAGACCATCCGGGCCCTGCCCTTCTTCCCGGCGTAGGAGCAGACGATGGCGACCGCGAGCGACTTCCTCGGCTACGGCATCCAGACTCCATTCCAGCGCGATGGCAAGCAGTCGTTCGCGGCCTCCGGTGGGGATGCGCACCTCAACAGCAAGATCGTCCAGGTGCTCACCACCCGCATCGGCGAGCTCTCCTGGAACCCCGCCTTCGGCAGCGACCTCGACCGCCTGCGCCACATGGACAACGACGCCGACATCGAGCCCATCGCCCGGCTCTACACGGTCGATGCGCTGGAGAAGTGGGTTCCGGAAGTCGTGGTCACGCGCTTCACCTGCACGAAGGTGAGGGACACCGAAGGGTCCGAGACGAAGCTGGCGATCTCGCCCGGTTACGCGCGCGCGGGAGTCACGGGCAGCACGATCCAGCCGGCCACGACCACGCTGACGTTCACGTACTGAGCCGCTCCCCCCAATCCTGAACGCGCCCCGACGCCACTCGGACAATGGGCGGCGTGGAGGTGCCGATGCGCAACCTGCTGATCGCCGCGCTCCTGTTCCTGTGTGCCGCCGGCCTGTTCGCCTGCTCCGATCCGGCGCGGACAGCCCGGCAGGAAGTCGACCGCATCACCCGGATCACCCAGCGCACGGAGGTGAGCCTCAAGCGGGCGACGAAAGCCGCCATGGTCGACGTGGCGGTCGCCGAGGGCACCCTGCTGGCGCAGGAACTCAAGACCGCCGGGTGCCCCGCGCTGTCGGCCACGCAGCCTACGGTCATGCCGTCGCCCTGCGAAGCTCTTGTTGCCCGAGGCCGCGCGCGGTACGAGACGAAGGTCGGCGAGGTCGTGACCATCGCCCGCCGCGTCGGCAAGGCCATCGGCGGCGTCTACGCCAGCCTGCTCGTGGTCATCGATCTGCTTGAGGACGTCGTGGCCGGACTCCAACCTGGAGGCTGGCAAGCGAAGCTCGCGGGGCTCGTGGCGGACGCGGCAAAGCTCGCTGCCGACCTGGCGGAGGCCTACAGCCAGTTCCAGTCCGCCTTCGGCAAGTCGGCTGGAGGTGCGCCATGACGTGGCTCGAGATCCTGAAGTGGGGCGCGGAGCTCATCAAGGCCGTCGTGGACGGCATCTCCGAGGCGGCGAAGGGGCCCGAGCCTCCGACGCTCGCTACGCTCGCTGCCAACGCCAAGTCCGCCATCGACGCGCGCGCGCAGCAGGGCGACTGGATCTCCGCGGAGAAGAAGGAGGCCGACGCGAAGTTCCTCGCGACGGCCGCTGACCCCGCGTCCTCCGCCAACGATCCGTAGGCACGCGGGGTAGGCCATGACCGTCAACGCGCTGCTGCCATCGACCGTCGACTACAGCGACGCTGATAAGGCGTCGCTCGACGTTCGGCTGCGGGCGCTGATCGAGTCGGTGTTCCCGACGTGGACGGACCACACACGCGCGGACTTCGGCAACCTCCTCTGCGAACTGTTCACCAACACCCTCGACATCCTGCACAAGTACCAGTGCAACCAGGCGGCCGAGGCCTTCATCGCCTACGCCACGCAGCGCAAGAGCATGCTGTCGCTGGCGAAGCTGACGGCCTTCACGCCGCGTACCGCGGTCGCCTCTACCGTCGACTGCACGTTCTCCATCCCCGCGCCCGTCGCGGGAGACGTTCCGCTTCCGGCTGGGACGACCGCGCGAACCTCGGCGGTAACCGCCCCCAAGGTCTTCCAGCTCCTGCATGACCTCTTGATCGCCGCCGGCCTCACCAGCGCGGTCGGGGCGGTAGAGAACTCGGACCCCGATAGCGACACCTTCGAGTCCGACGGCACCCCCAACCAGTCGTTCGTGCTGACGTCCAGGCCCTACCTCGACGGCTCAGCCGTCGTAACGGTCGGCGTCGACACGTACACCCAGGTCGACGACTTCCTGGGAAGCACCGCGACCTCGAAGCACTTCACGCTCGTCGTCGATGCCAATGACCGAGCCACCATCACCTTCGGCAATGGCATCAGCGGCCAGATTCCAGCGGTGGGAGCGTTCTCGGTTGCGTACAAGACCGGGGGTGGCGCGTCCGGAAACGTGATCGCGGGAGCCATCAACAAGGTCGACGGCAGTTTCACCGACAGCCTCGGGACGCCCGTCGTGGTCTCGGTCACCAACCCGTTCGCGTCTGACGGGGGCGAGGACCGCATGAGCGTGGCGAGCATGCGCCAGCTCATCCCCGCGGCTATGCGGGCGCAGAGCCGATGCATCGCGCGCGAGGACTTCGAGATCGCGGCGCTGCTGATCCCGGGCGTCGGTCGGGCCCTGATGCTCACGGCCATCGAGAACCCGGGAATCCCCGATAACCGAGGCTACCTGTACGTGGTGCCCCCTGCGGGAGGCACGCCATCGTCAGCGATCAAGGCCGCCGTGCTCACGGGCGTGATGGTCACGCGCCCAGGGCCGGTGGGATTCGGCGTCGACGTGCTCGACCCGATCTACCTCACCATCTCCGTCCACGCGAAGGTCTGGATCCGCGCCGGCTACACTCCGGCGACGGTGGCCGCATCCATCCGCGCGAACCTCTCGGAATACTTCGTCCCGTGCGAGGTGGACGGCACTCCCAACCAGCTCGTCGACTTCGGCTACTACCTGAAGGACGAGAATGGGGATCCTTCGTACATCCTCGCGCTCAGCGACATCTTCGATGTGGTGAAGGACACCCTAGGCGTGCTGCGCATGGGTACGGCCCTTGCCGACTTCACCCTCAACGCCGTGCACGACAACGTCGCGATCACCCTCGCGCAATTCCCCAAGATCGGAACCATCGAGATCGTCGACGGAGCTACCGGGGCCATCCTGTAGCGCTCCCTGAACGCGGCACCGACGGCGGCCTAGCCTGACGACATGACTCCAGTCCCCACGCTCGTCTCCGCGCTCCCTCGCGACGGGAAGACCGTGCGCATCACCTGGAGCGGCAGAGTCAAGGCGGTGTCGGCGAATGCGGCCAATGACGCGCTGAACCACGCGAACTATGAGATCGCGGCGCTGTCGGCTCCAGCGATGCCACCGACGGTGGTGTCCGTCGCGCCTGTGACCGTGGGGACCACGGTAGTCGACGACCAGGTCGACCTCACCCTCGACTACGACCAGAGCCCGGACGCCAACTACGCGCTCGCGGCCACGGGCGTAGTGGGCATCATCGGCACGACCTACACCGATCCAACTCCGGGCACTCCGGTTGCGCCATTCACGGGCTACCGGCCTCCGCGTCCCATCGGCCGACGCTTCGACCTTCTCACGATGTTGCCGGAGCGCAACGTCGCCGACGACGTCACTGAAGACCTGCGCAACTTCATCGCTTGCCTCCAGGATCTCCTCGACCTCGCACTCCACCGGATCGACCTCTTCAGCGACATCTGGGACTACAACCTCTGCCCGGCCGAGTACCTGGACGCGATCCTGTACGGGCTGGGGAACCCGTTCTCGTTCGTGCTCACCGACGTCGACAAGCGCCGGCTCGCGTCTGTGTTGGTGTCCATCTACAAGCAGAAGGGGACCGCGGTCGGCATCATCAACGCTCTGCGGTTCTTCCTCGGAGTCGAGACCACCATCGTCTGCGTCGCTCGCGACGACACCTGGGAGATTCCAGTCGACCGCATCGGCGGGACGGACGTCGCGGGCCAGACGTGCTCGGTTCCGGACCCGACGAACGACCGCTTGGTCCTCGGTGCTGACTGCCACTTCGAGGCCGGCGATCCGGTGCAGTTCACGACGACGGACACGCTGCCGGCGCCTCTCGTCGTGGGCACGACCTACTACGCGCGCGACGTCAGCGGTGGAAGCTTCAAGCTCGCGGCCACGGCTGGCGGGGCCGTGATCGACATCACCGCTTCTGGCGTCGGCGTGCACACCGTCTTCAACCGCGATCCTGGCACCTGCATGCTCGGGCCCGGCTACGACACCGCGTGGCTCTACGGCTTCGAGGTGCTGCTGGACACGGGGCTGACGGCCGACCAGCGAAAGCAGGCGCTGCAGGTGATCGCGTACATGAAGCCGTGCTTCGCCCATCTCGTGGGGCTCTACGAGGCCGGCGTGCTCACCTGGAGCCCGTGAGGTAGACCATGGATCTGCGCAGGTTCGGGCTGGGACAATACGTCAAGGACAGCGAGATCGACGAGATCGGCAACTACGCCCAGGCGGCCGAGGTCGCCGACCACGTGGACCTCGGCTTCGTGGGGGTCCTTAGTGGCCTGGTGGTGTCCCAGCACTACGCCGGCACGACGCTCGCGCCGAATCTGACCGTGGACGTCTCCGCCGGGGCCGCGCGCGACGAGACCGGCCTGCGCATGCCGCTCGTGGCTGGCACGAGCGTCGACTGCTCCCTCGATCACCTGGGCGCCTCCACCGCCGTCAGCTCGGGCAAGCACCGCTGCGTCAGCGTCTTCGCCAAGCAGGCCATCGTCGAGACCGAGGTCTTCACGAAGAAGAACGGCGCCGACATCTACCGCAAGCTGGCCGAGTCGATCTCGTTCGAGGTGTGGATGGGGGCGGAAACGCTGCTCGCCAGCCCGCTCGACTACCCGGTGCTCATGGCGGGCTACGTGCTGCTCGCCGACATCACACTGATCAACGGCCAGACGCAGATCGTCACCGGCGACATCTCGACGGCCCGGCGCCAGGACCAGGTGGTCATCGCGGGCAGCCCGTACTCGAGCCGGCGCGGGCGACTGCTCGATGCCATCTCCGACGCGTTCTCCGGGCTGAACGACCTCGTGGTCGACCTCGCCAGTTCCGGAGGCGCCGCGCTGATCGGCGCGGCCGCGCGCGCGGCGTGGCTCAACGGGACCACCAATCCGGCGGGGACGGTGCAGGCTGCCCTGGCCAAGATCATCACCGACTTGAACTCCGAGGTCACCGGAGACGACGGCGCCAGCAAGATCGGCGTCGACGCTATCACGGGGACGCAGTTCTACTCCGTTGCTGGCTCGCTGCGGGCGCTCCTGAGCGGCATCATGGGGCGGATCGACCAGCGCGTCTTCTCGGACAAGGTCGTCGCCAGCTACGGCGTCGACGCCCAAATTCGCGGCGACGCCAGCAACGGGATCATCGTTCGCAACGAATTTGG